GGGATCGAGAACGTCGCTGATCGCCACGGTGTCGCGGTTTTTGGCGAACCAAAGCCGGTTGTTGTGGTAGGCCGCCCAGCCGGTGCTCGGCATGGTCGTGTAGGTGACGCCTGCGGCGGGCACGCCTGCGGTGGCGCGGACGAAGTTGCCGCTGCCGCCGTCCCAATAAATCGGCGGCTTTGTTCTCCGCACCTTGATCCCTGCGGCGGCATGGGTTGCGGTGAGTGCTGGCACGGTGATGGTGAAGCTGTCGGTCGAGCTGCTGACGATGTCGTATTCGTGTCCGTCGAAGGCGGGCGTGGTGCTGCCTTCGATGCGGACACGGGCGCCAGCCGGATAGCCATGGGCCGTGACGTTGACCGTGGCCGTCGTCGAGGAAACGGTGATGCCGGAGGCTGTTGTCAGCTTTTCCTCATAGCCGGTGGCGGTGCGGGAGGCTTCGCGGAGGATATACAAACGATCAAAGGCTTGTAGCACGCTGACAGTGTCGGTTCCTTCGATCTTCTCGGCGGGGCTGGTCGGGTAGGTTTTGACCACCGGCGATTGTCCCTGCCGGTAAAGGGTGGCGCTGTCGCTTCCGGCGAGCACGATGAATTCGTTGGCGTTGTCGTAGTTCTGGCTGGCGAAGACACCGGCCGCGTAGAGTCCGCCCTCGTAGCTGTCGCGCACTTCGGGGCCATTGTTGGCGATGATAGTGCCGGTGGCCGGTGTCGCGGGGCTGCCGCTGACGGTGTAGGTGAAAGTATTGGCGTCCGTGACGGTGACGATGAAGTCGCCGTTGTAGTCTGTCTGCGCGGCGCCACGGATGTTCACTTGGTCGCCGGTGGTGAATCCGTGGGCGGTGGCGGTGACGGTCGCGGTGGTCGAGGCTCGGGTGATCGAGGTGACTGCCTTGTCGGTGCCGAGGGTAAAGTCGAGAGTCAGCGGGGCGCCGGTCGTGCCGATGGTGTCGGTGAGGCGCTTGCTGCCCTTGCGGGTTTGTGCGACCCCGCGATCCAAGCGCATGTTGACGCTGTCTTGCAGCATTCCGGCGGGTAACGTCAGCGGGTTCAAACGGGAGGCGAAGCCGAGGAATCCGGCGTCACCATCTCTTTGCACTGGAGATTCTAATGCCATTAGTTAAGTGCCGCCTTCAGCCTGCTTTTGAACCGCGCCGCGTCGGCGGGGCTGATGTCGTTCTTGCGGTTGGGCGCGATCTGCTGGTGGGTGACGATGCGGGACATCGGGATGTGCCAGCGCTTCATGCGGGGCACGATGTATTGGATGGCGCTGTCCATGGCCGCTTCACCGAGCGGGTCTTCGTAGGTATTGCCGTCCCACGCCACGCCGAGGGAATAGCTGTTGCAGTCCGGCGCTCCTTGCCATGAGCTGATGCCCGCGTGCCAGCAGCGGGCCGTATCGTCGGCGAGGACGGTGCGGTTGCCGTTTCTGGCGATGATAACGTGGTAGGACACTTTGCTCTCAGGGTTCATGCACCAAGAGACGGAGCCGTTATAGCTGCCGCTCGTATGGTGCAGGACGATCATGGTCGGTGTGATGGGTCTGCCGCTTTTGTTCGGGGTGTTCAGCCTGCGTTCGTCGTAGGCTTTGCTCGCGGCGGGTATGGAGACGGTTGTGGATTCTAATGGCAAGCTCGGCGAGGCTGGCGCTGGGCCAGTCGCGGACGGCTTTCCAAATAGTCTCTTGATCCACTTCCACATGGTTACTTCGCGTGGCCTTTGGGCGGCGGGTTGACGGTGACGGTGGCTTGCTGCTTCAGGAAGTCATACCCGACCGTCACGCAGCCACCCGCAGCGACAGCCCAGCTCACGGCGAGGATCGCAACTGCAATGAGTTTTGTGACGCGGGCGGGCATGGAGTCAGAGGCGGGCGTTGTTGTCCTTGGCGACGATCAAGCCCCAACCGGCGAGCAGGCTCGCGGCGATGAGGCCGAGGTCGGGGATGCTGCCGTTGGCGAGGAACTCGCGGCCAGCGGTCGAGAGCGAGGCGATGATTGTGAGGATTCCGAGGAGGGTTGTTTTGTAGTTACGCATATTATTTTTGCTTCTGTTTCTTTCTCAGGTCGTGGAGGACCGAAATTAGGGTGACTACGCCGACCGCGAGGCCGACACAAAGACCGGCGACTCGCAGGGTTGTTTCTAGGTGAGGGAGCATTGAGAAGACGCTTGAGCCGATGCTAGTAACCGTTCCAAGCACACCCTTCTCGGTGGTGCTCATGTTGTGATGAAAATACGACAGGCTCATCGCGCGGCTCCTCAGATGCGTTACTTCAAGTAGGCAAGCACAGCTCCTGCGTGCAGCTTGATCTCGGTGAAGTTGCCTTCGATGGCGGTGCCGACCGGAAACGCATAGGCACTGGCTCCTGTCGTGTTCGCCACGTTGGTCTGATTGCCCGCGAGCGTGTGGAACTTGGTCGCAGCGTCGAGGCTTTCGACAACGCTGAATGTTCCGGTGACGGCCGTGGTGTCGGAGATGAGGCGGACGCCGTTAGCTTTGTTCGTTGTTCTGACGTTAGGGTTCATAGGATTAGTATTGGTTGACGCGGGCCGTCCACATGGAGGGTTGGCCCTGTTGGAAGTAATATTTGTCGCGCTGGCTAATCAGCTCGGACTCGGCCATCTGTTCCATGGCGAGTGCTTTGTCGGTCTGTCCGTCCTCTTGGAGCAAATCTGCACTCAGCATCAGACCAACTGCTTTTGCGATGACGCTGGGCACTGTCGCCGAGAGGTTGCTTGCGGAGTATTCGGTCGGGCGGATGCGGTAGTTGACGTAGACGCTAGTTGGCAGGTCGGTGTCTTCGGGGAAGCGAATGGCATCTCCAAGGAGCGTAAAGCCAATGGCGCGGGGCGCGGCGTGGGTTGCAGGGTTGTCTCTTAGGACGCCAAAGACCTCTCCCATGGCGGTCTGGCCGACTTGCTCATAGTCGATGTAATAGCCGTTGGTGGCATCGCCCTGCACGGTGCGGCTCTCGACGCGCATAAGCTCAGGCCAATCGGCCCATTCCCAACAATCCGCGATGCGCTCGTTGGCGGCGGCGGTCATCATGGTTCTTGCGCCGGATGGGATGTTAGCTATGTCGCTGCCATCGTTACCGGCGCGTTGCCATGCGCGTAACAAAATGCTTTGTAAGGTGACGGTGCGCATTTTGTCAGTTGAGAGTTGAGGGTTGAGAGTTGAGGGACATTAGGAGTTGAGGGCCTGCATGGCGGACTGCACGGCGGCTTCAAAAGTGACGCTGGGATTCGGCCAGTCGTTACGCGGCGCCGGATTGGCGGCGAACATGGTGAGGATCTGCTGCAAATAGGCTTCGACGGCGTCCAGCTCGGCGCAGGTTTTGCCTGCGGCGGTGAGGCTTTGGCGCAGATACAAAAGTGTGGGCTGGCGGTCGCCTGCGAGGCCGACACTGCGGAGGTGTTCTTCGGCGGTGATCGGTTCGGAGGTGTTGACCTCTTCCGCTTGCTCCCAGTTGGCCGGAAGGTCGGTGTCAGGAATGGCGCGGGTGCCTGCGGGCGGCTTCCACCCCTGCGGCTGGTCGGGGCGAACAAAGGTCACAACCTTGCCGTCTGATTCGCGGATGATGGCGAGTGAGTTCATGTCAGTAACAGTTGATGCGGACAAAACCGTTGCCTCCGTTGCCGCCAGCGCCACTTAAAAATCCAGAAAGCGCCGCACCGCCGCCGCCGCCACCGCCGCCAAGCCCACCAGCGTTGTCTCCCGCTTGTGCGTTGGCGGTTGTTGAGGCGTTGCCACCCTTTGCGCCTGTGCCGATTTTTGGCGAGAGGTTGGGCAAAAGAAAAGATTCACGAATGTCTGTAAAAGAACTTCCCCCCAGCGTTCCGCCATTGAATGCCGTTGGTGTCGCGTCGATGGAGCCGCCTGCTCGTCCGCCTTGCGTTGAGTTATTGTTTCCGCCGCCACCAGCGTTGCCAACCAAGCTGCCCGCGTTGCCCCCAGCCCCGTTGCCGCCGGTGCCAAGTATGGTAGCGGCGGAGCCTGCTCCTGCCGTTCCATTGGAGCCAAGAACGGCATTGCCACCGCCGCCGCCAGCGCCTCCTGCCCCAAAAGAGGAGCTTGTCCGCAGCGTAATGTTTGGCGTAACCCATTTGACATAAGTGTCGCCGCCTTCCGTTCCGGCTGATCCGTTGCCTATGGCCGTGCCAGCCGCCGCACCGCCCGCGCCCCCCGCGCCGACGAGAACTTCAATCTGATCTCCGCCCGTGATCCGTGTTGTGAACGTGCCAAACGCGCCGCTGCCGCCGCCGCCGCCACCGCCGACAACAGAACCAGATGCGCCAACGCGACCGCTGCCGCCGCCGCCACCCGCGCCGATCATTGTGATGACTTGCATCGTAGACCATGACGGAATGTTCCAGACCCATACGGAGCCAGAGCCGCCTGTGGCTCCAGACGGTGCTGTTGCGTAGTAGAAGTCGTAGGCTTCGCTTTGCAGGGCGATGGTGCCGTTGGCATTGGGCCAAGTGAGCACACGGTTCTGACCTGCGGTAATGTTGCCGAGGTTGAATTGTCCGGTGCGGGTCGTTGAAGCCTCGTCATACAGGAGGAAGACGGAGTCGCTGAACACGTCACCCAGCGTGCCGCCGTAGGTGTAGTCAGCATCGCGGCTGACGCCGAGGGTGGCTGAACGATAGTAGATGCCCGCAGGCTTGTTGAACGGCCATATTCCCGAGCTGCTGCGCACCAGCCATGCGCTGTTGAGCGGGGCCGTTCCGTCGAGCGGGAGGTCTGCGTGGGCGGCTACTTCGCCGTCGATGTAGGACGCGCCGCCGCCGCCCGATCCTTTTTGATCGAACGTGCCGCTGAAGGGGTTAAACGTCCAAGGCATGGTAAAAGAGACTAAGAGACTAAGAGACTAAAAGACTAAGAGCGGGTGACGGCAGCGAGGTCCGCGTCGTTGGTGGTCGGCGGGTTTGTCGTGTAGGAAAACGTCAGCGTGGCGACTGTTTGGCCTCCGCTGCCGCCTTCTTTGTAGGTGACGGTCTGGATGTTGTTCGTGCTGCCGTAGTAGCTGATCGAGAGATAGTCGTGCTGCGGAATATTTAATCCGGCGACGTTGCGGACGTTGATGTTCGGGTGCATACGGTTAGGCGGCGGGTTGGGCGGTCATGCCGAGTTGCTGGTCCTGCGCCATCTTTTGCAGCGCGGGCTGGGCGCCGGTGCGGCCGATGACGGCGTTTTGCTGCTGCTGGAGCTGGAAATTGAACGCCTTCATGCGCGCATCGAGCATGCTTCTGAAGATTTCGTCGGACTGGTAGCGCTGCATGACTGCAGGATTCGACTGAACGATCTGTTGCAGGGTCTGCAATCTAATCTGTGCGTTTTGTCCACTCTCCTTGATCGGCGGCTCGGTGCCTGCGCTGATTTTTGCGAAGGCGGTCTGCTCGTCTTCGATCTCCATCTGCGTCGCGGCGCCGATGTCCCTGACCAGAAGGTTGGCGAGGTTCTGGTCTACGCTGCCGAGCATGACCTTGATTAATTGCGCGCGGTCGATAACCCCCATGGAGTCGAGTGGCACCAGATTCTGGGTCAAGAACGTCATCTTGGCCTCCAAGGCGGCGTTATCGAGGGTTCTCGCGTCGAACTCGGCAGTGATGTCATAGCGACCGCGGATGTCGGCGGCGCCTTCTGCTAACGGCGTGGCGTTTCCGGTGACGCGAGAAATTTCCTCCGGCAACATATACTGCTGCGCCAATGCGAGGATCTGGATCATCATGACCTTCATGTCGAGAAGCCATGAGTCGGCCAAGTCCTGCATGTGCAGCATGGCGATGTTTGGGTTGACGCTCTCGGTCATGCGACCGAAGTAGCGGTCAACGTCTGCGCGGGTTGCCTGCTCGACCTCGATGCTGCCTTGGTCAAACGGCGGCGGCGTCATCCAGTTGATCTCATTCGGGCGCCTCTCAGGGATCTGCATCGCTGGTCCGAGGACGAGATCGAGGCGACCTCTGGAAGCGGGCACCTTGAGCGGGGGAATGATGCTGATACTGGCGCGGTCAACCCTATAGTCCCTCTGCACCTTCACCTCTTCCTGCGCCGACTGGACGATCTCAGGGATTCCGCGGCTTTCGAGGAGCGGGCGTGTGTTGCGCTCGCGGGGCAGCTCGATGAAGGGATACATCTGATGCTCGTAGGGCATCAGCTCATGCAGGGCGACGGAGTCGGTGATGCTGTAGCTGACGACAGTGCGGGTGACTTTGGTGGCGCCGGTGCGGTCGTCGTGCTCTTTGCGGTAGACGTGCCACACTTCGATCAGGTCGCGCATCTGCTCGTAAAGGAACTGGTCCGAGCGGTGGATGTTCATGTGGATGCGCTTCATCTCGCCGCGATGCTTCACCGCGCGCTCGACCCACTCCTTGTCCCAGCCTTCCAGCGCGGCGCGCTCGCGCAGCTCGAACTCGCTGAGTAGCTCGCGGCGGGCGATGAAGGGGGCCCTCTGCAGGGAGTCGGTCTGGATTGGGAAAATCACGTCTTCCCATGCTTCGAGGGCGCGCACCACCGGCTTGCTGGAGAAAATATAAGGGCTTTCCCACTCGACCTCGCCCTTCTCGCGGAGTTGGCGAACCTTGGAGACGCTGCCCAGCTCCGGCACCACCTGACCGAGAAGCTCCGCGGCCAGCTCCTCCTGAGCCGGATCGAGGACGACTTCGAGGAGCGCCTGCAAGTTAGGATCTTGCGTCTCCTCGATCATCATCATGGCCTCTTCGAGTGTGAACTTCTTCACCTCGACGCGGGTCTGGCGCTCCCAATCCACGGCCATGACGGCGAGGCCATAGGTCTCTCTAAACTCTGCAGCCAAGCGGATCTCGCGGCGCATGTCATCAGCGCAATGGCTATGCAGGAGCCAGCGAAGCACGGTCTCGGCGGCGTTCTTCTTCGGGGCGTCCATGACCTCGACCGGCTGGACTTGCAGGCGCGACTTGAAAAATGCGGACGTCAAAGAGATAACCCTCTCCCGAATTATCGATTCAGCCATTCGCACGGAAACGTCCGAGCTGTTTTCCCAAGGAAAAACTTTCTTGCCGTAGAAGGCTTGGTGCTTGCGGCCGTCGTCGCTCTGTCCGGCCCAGATACAATACCGGACGTTGAAATTCTTGAGCTTGCGATGCAGGTAACCGGAGCCGTCGTGGTCCGCCTGATCGATGTCGCTGATCATGCGCGTGATTTTGTCGCGGTCGAGTTTCATTAGATCAGGACGGTGGTTTTGCGCGGGGTATACTTAATCGCGCACTCAGGGTTCCGTTTTAGAAACCAGTGGCGGAATGTTTTGTCAGACCAGCAGCCGTCACCTAGATGCTTCTGCCACGCAAAATAAGCATCGGCCGGAACGTCCATAACGTGCTGACCGATGCCGTCTACAGTGCAGTGTTCTAACTGGTCGTTGACCTGTTTGGCTTTGCGAGCTTCGATAGCGGCCATCACTTGTTGTGCGCGCCATCCTGTCTGCAGCTCCTCTTTGACAAGGTGAGCCAGCTCGTCATCCATGTCTCCGACCAGATCGGAGAATATTTGATCTGACATCCTAACTTCTGCCGTCCGACCCGCTGGGCGTTTCGGCGACAGTGTGTTAAGACGCTCTTAGAGCTTGTTGAGGTCGTTGACCGCGAGGAAGACGTGGATCTCTCCAGCGTTCAATTCCAAGAGGTCATACGAGGCCATCGAGGCAACGGTAGCGATGATCGGGGTGCTCGCTGTATAGGCAACAGGGGTGTTGCTGTTGAAGCGGCGGGTCGTCACCGGAGTGCCGTTGGTGTTGATCTGCTGGGAAGCAATCAACTGGTCGGTCGTGCCGGAAACACCGATTTGGATCGTGTTGCTGTTGTACGCGGACGTGCCGGTCAACTGGAACGACGTGACCAAGTGGGTCGCGGCGTCAGTGACGATGCTGTCGGCGGGCAGAGTGATCAGAGTGATCGTCTGCGCGGTGTTGTCGGCGGCGGTCGTCATATCGGTGTGATCGAGGACGACTTTGTACGTGTAGCCGGTTGCGGCTTTAGTTTCTGCGGGCAATTCAAACGCTTGCATATGATTATTTTTCTATTTCGTTGTTAGGGTTTGAATCAGGCAGTCGCGGAGAACTTGCCCATATTTTTCGGTGACATAACCGCGAGCGACACGATGCAATCCACGAGTCCGCGCGGTCCACCACCGCTGTCCTGCAGCTCTTGGAAGCGCGGCTTGCGGCCGTAGCGAAGCATAACGCTCTCAGGCGACATGATGTAACCGCGAGCGTACTTCTCGGCGTCGGTCGTGGCGTTGGCAGCCAAAAATAGGCTACTCACGATTTCGAGCGTCGAAAAATCGCCCTCATAGAACGAGATATTCGAGACGAGACGATCCGAGCTGGCGGCTTGCGCCGTCTGACGGAGGTTGAACACGTTCGAGGTGCTGTTGACCGTGAAGCGCGTGAAGTTTGTGATGGCTTTCTTCAGGGAAGGGCCAGCAACAAGCACCAAGCGATCTTGGCTACCAGTCTGCTCGTAAATGCTCTGCAGAACATTTTGCAGGGCGCTTTCGGTGAGCGACGCGGTCGCGGTCGAGTTGATGCTGGCAGAAGGAGTCGCCTGCGAGGTCGGAACCGGAAGGTCGGTTTGAGAACCGGCCGTTGCGATCCACTTGCCGAGTCCGCGAGTTTTATAAGCCACGCTGCCGGAGCCTTCGACGGATTCGTTGTCCGAGCTGATGGTCGCTTCGACGTCACGTTTGACTTCCAAGATCGTCTTGGCGATGGCCTTGGAAAATTCTTTGCGACGGCCGATGGCGGCAACGTCAGCGAGGTTCGCTTGGAAGTCCGACACGCGGGCAGTGCGGCGAATTTTCTGAGCGCGAGCGCTGAGAAGAACGCGGTTTGCGGCTGCGTCCGAGAAGTCGGTCACATCGGAGGAATCAACAACGCCGTCAGTAGACGGAGCGCTGTAAGAATCGGCCAAATAGCTGTAAACCGAAGGATTAGTGATGTCCGCACCTACGCGAGCAATGCTCGAAGAGATGGGTGTGTTTTTGTTATCGACGTAGGTAAGAACATCAAGGATGTCCTCCCTATTTCCAACTGAGGGGAACAATTGTCCCGCGGGAGCTGCCATAGTAAGTTTTTCTTTCTAGTGTGAGGTTGTTCTTAGTTGAA